CTGCCATTTCCCTTCATCATCGATTGGATGAACAACTGTCAGTTCATATTCGCCGTTCAGGGTTTCGGTGACTTCCGCAGACAAAGGAGCAATCGTTCCGTTGCCATTGGTGGAGAAGTCGGTACAGTCAGCGGGATAAACACAGATCATGGGAAGTCACCTCCTTGAGGGAAAAATAAAAGCGCCGCACAATCAACGACGCTCTGTGTTCTACGAAAACTTAAGTTAATGATACGATAGATACTGTTCTTTTAGGATGTTCAGATAATCGTCCGAGATATCTGCCATCTCCCTTTCTTTACGTATAATTTCCTGATCGTTTTCTTCATTGCCATAAGTATTGTATTTGACATACTCCTCGTAGCTCATTTTACTGGCCATATAGTCTGCATATGTCTTTGCATTTCCTTCCGGAATTTGAGAATACAACACTTCCAATTCATGAAGCAGATAGTGTTCGTTTCCAGAGGGTAAACCGCTCACCCTCCAGAGCACATCCGAAAGTAACCTTTTATCCATAAGTGGAAGATAGATTATAAATTGTGCCAGATTTCTTATTGGAAACCTCCTCCAATCAAGAATTCCGTCATAATGTAAATCAGGATAAAAAAGTTTCAACATATCCAGATAATATTCCTCAAACCTTGGTTCTTCATCCAGGTCTTTTAACAGTTCACAGATAAAATCTCTTTGCCCATTCTTTTCAAATAGCTCTTTTGTTTCGACATTTAGCACGTTAGCAATCTTCTGTAGGAGTTCTAAACTGATTTTTGTCGCGCCATATTCGAGACGTTGAATTGTCGAGACAGATATACTTTCGTCGCCTACCAATTTAACCAGTTTTTCTCTTGTGATTTGCCTCTGTTCGCGTATTCTTTTAATGTTCAGCCCGATCTCCTGCCTTGTCATCATCAGCACTCCTTATTGTATTTCCGTACACTATAGCTGATTAGTCAGAACAAGTACAGTTCAGAAATGACCATTTTTCTGCTCGTCAGAGGTGTCGCCAGTTTGGTTTGATTACAATGTTGGCCACATTTCCAGACCAACTGATGGCATTTAAGCCGGGTTTCAGCACCGGGAAATCCCCGGACATATGGTCGTTCATCAGGGTATTGCCTTTGTAGGCTTCCTTCAGGGTGGAGTTGATCACAATGCTCTGGGGAACATCTGTTAGTTCCACGATTGTGGTCCCAACCATTAGCGTAATATCTCCGCTTCCGGTTACCGTGATAATCGGCTCGGAATAAACGCTTCCGGGGTTCGTGATCGTACTGCCGGATGTGGTGATCGTCACATCCACAACATTATCCTGGTACCAGAAGGGATAACAGCGGAAGTTCACCGCAAAAGAACAGTGAGGGTTTCCGCGCAGCACCTTTTCGAAAGGGATCTGGTTGGCAATCCGCGCTTTGTAGTGCCCGCCTGTCCGGTTGGCAAAGGTTACTGTGCCGCTGCCCTTCAGCCATGCGGCGATCACCGGGATCTGCGCCGGATCAGAGATAAAGCAGGTGGCAGTCAAAATCAGATCGTCATATACGTCTTCACCTTCCAACTGCGTTAGGCTCCCAGGCCTGCCGGGCACGTTCGTCTGTGTGCTCCGTTCCAGCGGGATGGTAATAGGCGGCTGGTCTGTCACATGGATTCCCTTTGTCCGGCAATCCACTCCATTCCAGATAAAATAGTCATTCATGGGCTGTCCTCCGAAAACGAGAAGAAGCCACCCGAAGGCAGCTTCATCTCTGGTCAATCAATACGTTTCAGGTAATCAATCCCGTAAAGGCATCCAAGGGATGAACCGTTGCTCCACGCGACGTGGATCGTTCCGGTATCATCTACCCCGGTGACCTCACCGGTCAGCCCAGCGGGCATATCCCTGTACTGATCGTGCATTTCGATCAGCTCTACCTTTGTTCCCGGTGGATAATCCTCTCGGAGCTTCTTCAGGATCTCAGGTCGAATGTGCATTGAAAACATAGGGCTTCCTCCTTCCGATTTGGTAGGAACATATATCCTCTGCGGGCATTGAAAGTCAAGAACTTTATGCCATCCGAAGCCCCCTGCCTCTCTGCTGCCGCCGGGTCAGGGTGGCGATCTCTATTGCCAGGGATCGGACATCCTGCTCGTCACGAATATAGAAGTTGTTTCCAGACAGGTTCACAGAAGACGTGCTATTGTAGGTCTTCCGGTTGTCGGTGCTTCCGAAGGCAATCGAACCTTCCTTGGCTTCGTCGGTCAGGTACCGGGCAGCGTTCTTCACGATCTGCGCCTGCGCCTTGCTCTCCTGAAGGATGCCTTCACCGAAGCCCTTCATGGCCATTTCGCCGATCTCATCCCGGAACACCCGGGAGGGCGAAGCAATCTTCAGGGCTTTTTTCGCAGCATTCACAGCAGCCTGCACAGCGGTTTGCATTGCGGTAACAACGCTGGATCGACCGGCAGTGATGCCTTCCTTCAGGCCGGTCATGGCGTTCACACCGATCTTCTTCAGGGAATCAGCCGGAAGCGCGGCGGTAATCGTACCCTGGAGCGGGTCTTCACCCAGCGCCGTAGAGATTGCTGTCTGCAGGGCGGTAACCAGGGAAGTGGCATCCGTGGAGAAGTCATAATCCAGCATGCCAGCCCCTATACCGGCGGCAACATACTCGCCAGTTGGCTTCATGCGCTGTGACGGGCTCTCAATAATGAAAGCGCTGTTGATTGCTGTTTCCAGATTGTCGGCTACCGTTTCAGCTGTAGTATCCCATCCGGCTTCGGTCATACCTTCCGCAATGCCCGCCGTGATATTCCCGCCAACGCCAACGGAGTCCAGATCCTGTACAAACTGTAGGATCAGGTTCAGATTGTCGATATCCTCCTGGCTGACTTCCTCTCCGTTTTTAATGGCAGCGACCACTTCCGCGACATACGTGGAGAGCTGCGCAACCCTGTCGGCATTGAAGTCACTCTGCATGGAATAATCCAGCGTTTTAAGGATTCCCTCATTCCGCCGTAGATGAAGTTGTACCACTGATCCAGGTCACCCTTGGCATTCTTGATCCGCTGTTCAGCAGACTTTATAAAGTCCAGCAGAGACTGCGGCATGATGCCTGTCATGGCAGTGCCAAAGGCCGTCATGCCCAGCTGATCCACTTCAGCGACCTGCTCCCGCATTTCCGCGATTGCTTCAGGTGCACCGGTGACTTCAGCAGTGATCAGGACGTGCATCGTTCCGTCTTTGTCCAGAACAGCAACGTCCTCTGGCTTCAGCATGTCCTCAGTGACGGTAGTAACGGGAATCTCTTCTCCGTCCTTCCAGAACTTCACTCCGGGATCATGGAGAGCACCGGACGGATCCTCATAGGCCTCGGACAGCCGGACGATGCCTTCAACCTCGACCTTATTGTTTTTCAGCCACTGGCGGTATGCCAGCATGTCATACCCGGAAAGGCCGACCTGCATCGTCAGGGCCGGTTTCTTCACGCCATGGGCTTCCTTATATTCCGTGATGTAGGCAGTGAATTCCCGCATCAGTTCGGATTTATCACAGCCGGTCGCCTCGGAGAACTTCGTGACGATACCCTCGACCTGTGCGGAGTTCAGCGCGGAAACATCCACGTTTTCCGCTTCCATATATTTGCCAATCAGGCCTACGACATCTTTGGGCTTCAGGGCAGCGGTGGAAGCGCCGCCGCTGATCTCTTCATACGCCATGACTGTCGCGGTAACGGAGTCAGGCGTCAGGCCAGAGGTGTCGACCTCGTTCTCCTCCAGGTATTTGAATACATAGGCCGTGATCTCACTGGGCTTCAGCAGGGATACATCTGTACCGGATGCCAGCTCCTTATAAGCGCTGACAATAGCAGTCACATTCGTGGGATTCAGTCCGGAGACATCCACCCCTGTAGTTGCTTCCGCATAGGCAGCGACATAAGCCAGAATGCCATCCGGTGTCAATGCCGCCTTGTTCGCGCCTTCAGGCACCTCGGTGTATTTCGCGATAAAGGCATCCACAATAGGCTGCTGCTTTGTCGCGTTTTCCGCTTCGGTATACCCGGAGATGATCGCGTCCGTTGTAATGGCACCGGGGTTGGTTGCCCACTCCTGCCATCTCGCCATGGCTCCGGTCATGTCCAGATCCGTAGCGATCTTCAGGACTTCCTCTCCGACAGCCTCCCCGAACATTTCATTCAGGGGCTTCAGGTTATCGTCCCATTTGTTGTCTTTCAGGTACTGCTGGATAGCGGCCAGCTGCTCAAGGGCAGTCGTGAAGTCGATATCCGGGAAAAGCTCCTTCACCTCGGTTTCCGTCATTCCGCTGTCCAGCAGGGACTGGATCTGAGTAAGTAAGCCGACATATTCCGTCAGTGCGGCTTCATCCATGCTGGCTGTCAGTTTGTTCAGCTGCGGCAGGAATCCCTTCTTCTCAGCGTCCGTCTTCGCGGTGCTGTACTGACGCAGGAGCTGCATCAATTCGCCGATCTGGCCTTTTGCTTCCTGAACGTTATCCTGCTTCCATACAGGATTCACCATATCAGCCATAAGCTGGGCATATTCCAGTGCGGCGGTCCGGCGATCCTCATTGTACTTGGCGTTCAGTGCATCCAGCGCAGCCTGTTTCTCCGTGGCATCCTCGATCAGCTGAATGACGGCATACTCTTTGTCATACTGCTCATCCAGGGCAGAGTTGACGGAGGCCATGCCTTCGGCAGCTGCTACCATGGCCTCCTGATATACCTCTGAACTAACTTCCTGTCCACGGACTTCCGCACGTGCGATCTCCGCTTCCACCTTTTTACGGATGGTTGTGAAGCCTTCCGTATCGGCAGCGGTCAGGTGATACTTCACCTCGATTACTTCCCGGGTATCGATGAGTTCCTGTAGGCGAACCTTATCCTTATCGGTCAGTTTCCGGCTCTTCCGTTTTTTCAGGAGGGCTGCAATTTCTTTGTCCATCGCGTCCAGCGTTTTGATGTCCGCTTTCAGCTGATCTGACACAGATGTATAACCAGCGGCATCCGCTGTATCCTTCAAAGACTGCAGGGATTCCCGGGTAGAAGCCGTCATGCTCTTGAAGGATTCCGTCCATGCAGAAACGATATCATCAGTTTCCTTTTGGCCATCAGACCATACATTCTTCAGGCCGGAAAACCACTCTTTCATAGAAGCCGTGGTGCGGACGAAGTCCTCCTTCGTCATGCCGAAATAGGACAGGCCCTGACTCTTGGAATAGAAGGTTTCCGCTGCGGTTTCTTTCCATTCCTTGGCTGTCTTGTTCATACCCTCGAGGGCCTCACGGGCGGCTTTCGCGCCAGACGCAACGTCCACCAGTTTCACAGCCCCGTATACCAGCGCGGCGGCAAGGGCTACCCATGCCAGCTTCGAAGAAGCCAGCGTAGTCAGCATACCCTTCAGTCCGCCGCCTGCCATACTGACCTTGGCGGAGAATTTCCCGATAGCGGTAAAGGCTGTGCCCAGCGCACTGGTCACCTTGCCAACAGCACCGATTGTTTTTCCGAGGATCAGGACAACAGGGCCAACCGCAGCGGCAAAAGCAGCCCATTTTATAATTGACTGTCGCTGTGACTGGTCCATGGACAGGAACTTCTCCAGAAGTTCATTGGCCTTGTCGATGATCTGCTGGATCGTAGGATTCAGATCATCACCGATTCGCTGAGCAAACATGAGCGCTGTGTTTTTCAGATTCGTCAGCTTACTGGCAGTAGTGCCGTATATGACACCAGCTTTCTTTGCCAGAGCAGTGTTTTCTGACCAGGCGCTTTCTGCCATATCCTGTGCGTTAGCGAACAGTTCCGTAGCATTGACAGCACGGAGCATAGTGTCGCGCAGCCGGATCTCACTGATACCAATTTCATCGAGGACAGCAACAGAAGAAATGCCCTCCTCGTTCATTTTAGCCAGACTCTCAATGAACCGCTGAAAAACTTTAATAGGATCGCTTTTCCATTCACGGACAAACTCCTGCTCTGTCATTCCGCTGACCCGGGCGAAGTCCTTCAGGGCATCACCGCCGGTCGCAGCCGCAACTTCCATTTTGATCAGGGCTTTGGAGATGGAAGAGCCGCCAGCCTGCGCCTGAATACCGACAGAGGACAGGGCGGTTGCGAGACCTAAAACCTGCGCTTCCGTCAGGCCGATCTGCTTTCCCGCGCCAGCGATACGCATTGCCATTTCCGCAATAGGTGCTTCTGTGGTAGCGAAGTTATTACCCAGCATGGCGATCGTACTGCCGATATTGGAAAACTGCGACTGGCTTGTTCCCATGATATTGGCAAACTTCGCCAGCTGAGTGGCAGCAGTGTCTGCATCCAGGTCTGTTGAAGCGTTGCTCAGATCAATCATAACCCGGGTAAATTCTTCAATATGCTCCGTCGCGATACCCAGCTGACCGCCTGTGGCCATGACAGCATTGATCTCGTCGGTGGAGGTGGCGATTTCCGTGGACATCCGTTTGGACGCTGCAGCCAGCTGATTGAACTCCTCTTCTGTTCCATTGACTGTTTTTCGGACATATGCAAACGAGGATTCAAAGTCCATACTGGCTTTGACGGCGGTGGTGCCCAGCGCAGCTATAGGGGTCGTGATATGGGTGGTGAGCGTTCTCCCTGCCTTCGTCATGGCCTTGGAGATCGTTTCGCATTTCTTTCCGACAGCAGTCAGGGCTTCACCGGCCTGTGTCCATGCGGACTTCATCCGGTACAGCTGCTCTGTCAGCTTTTTGATCTCCGCTTCGGTCTCCTTAACTCCGGCTTTGGCATTGTTCAGATCGGTCTGCGCTTTGGAAACGGTATCCGCGCTGTTCTGCATGGTTTTCTGGAGAGCCTTGACCTGGCCTTCCAGCTTGGTAACCTCGGCAGTCGCATCTTCATATTCCTGCTGGTAACGCTCCAGATTCTGCTTCGCGGCGATCGTGGCAGAGTCAGTTTCCCCGAGGGTATCCCGGTACTGCTCATAGGCAACCTTGCTGGTTTCCACTTCAAAGCGGAGAGCTTCCTGACGGGACTTTGCCTGTTCCAGCCGGGCAGAATAATCCTTATGACGGTCATAGTTCTCCTTCAGCTTATCGTTGGCGGCAACCAGCGCACGGCTGTACTGCTCCACGGCACGGTTCTGCTGGGTCAGCTTGTTTCCCAGCATAGAGAGCTTCGATTCTGTTCCGGCGACGGTCTTCTCGAAGTTCTCCACCCCGGCACCCGCCAGACGGAAGGTGGACTCGGCTTCCTTGATCTGCGCATTGATGGTGCGCATATTGCGCGAGAAATTACTGGAATCCAGCGACAGCGCGACCACCAGTTCGCGCAGGGTTTCAGCCATGAAAGTTCACTTCCTTTGATCATCGAATGCTTGAATTTTTTTCGGAATTCGCCTAAAATATACATACAACGTGTGGCAAATAACTGCGTAAATCCAGTTGTTGCCACACGTTTTCTATATCAGGAACAGGATAACAACCATGGCAGACAAATACGGTATCCGGATCATACACGACAGCGGCCCAGTTGGATGGGTTGCCGGTCGAGACTGTAACATCCTGCTTTTCAAGACAAGATTAGAAGCGGAGAAAGCGCTTAAACAGATGAAAAGCGATCCTCATTACTTGTGGAAGTACGAGGCTGAAGTAAAAGAATTCACGGGATTCAGAAAGTGAGGGAGGGATCACAACGTGAGGTATTTCAAAGAAGAAGAACTTAGCAGCCTGACAGACATCAGAAGCAAAGTGCAGTTTCTGTATAAAACACATCCCAATGTGCATGTGAATGTCCAGGTAAGATATCCCAGAACTCCCAGGCAAACCCTTGCAGGCATCCCTGTCGTAATCAAGGGTGTGTTTCCGAACGTCTTCCAGATAGAAGATACCAGTTCGGGAATCCCTAAGCTCTACATGCATCAGTATAATGAAATCGCAACAAAGGAAATTGAAATAATAGAGATGGAGAACCTCGCGATCTCAGATGACTGATTTTCAATACTCCTATGGTTTCAGTCCCGGCCAGACTTCATCAATGAAGCGCTGCCGGGGCTTTTTCTTTTCCTGTTCCCACCGGGCATCCCATGCCCGCAGGCGGAGGAAACCTAGCATATCCATTTCGTCGATTTCCATCATCCGCCAGCCGTTTTTCATCAGCTCGTTATAGGTTGCGTAGACGTATTCCGGCAGCGTCAGGGTTCCGGATTCTCCAGCTCCTGAAGAATCTGATCCGCTTCCTGCGTCACCGGGATCGTAGGGAAAGAATCCAGCACCTCCGTGGTCTGGGTCTGCACTGCCATCAGGGCCAGCGCAATGTCATGCATTAGCCGGTCAGCGGGATAGTGATCATAGACCTCATCTGGGGTGAATTGGTTCCCAAACAGGATGCAGAACCATTTCACCATGGTGTCCAGAGCATCCGGGACAGTCGGCTGTTCACCGGTAATATCCTGACCTTCAGTCGCTGCTTGGGAAAGCCGCACCAGCCTGCCGTACATCTTCGTGGCAGGCTCCATTTCCCGCAGCGCCCTGCCGGAAACAAAGTCAACCGTGTATTTCTTTTCACCGAGGGTGCAAGTGATCATAATCGATACCTCCAAAACTCAGAAAAGATGCTGCCGCAGGATTACTCCCACGGCAGCTGGGTTAAAGGTTACGGAGTGAAGCTGGGCGTGTACACGCTCGTCAGGAAGGTTTCTCCCATGGCAGTGGTAAAGCCGTTCTCTCCTTCATCGGCAACAGCCTGGTAGCGACCGTCATTGGTGCGCTTGATGGCAGTCCACTCCACATCACCGGTTTGGCGGGTGATCGTGGTGCCTTCCTTCGTGGCATAGTTCTCGGTGAGCGGTTTCGCCCGCACCTTGTACAGCCAAACGAAGCGGAACTTGCCATTGGACTTCTCACTCTTGAAGCCGACAGCGAAATACGGAGGCTTGTCAGTAGCGGTGCGGATCAGTACGCCGTTGTCGTCGATCTGGTTACCAAAGATCTGCTCCTGGATAGCCAGCGGTATGTCCGCCATCTTCGTGGTGAAAGTCAGTTCCGGATCGGGATACAGGACATCGAACTCGACATCATCCGCATACTGGATATCCGGATCAGTGTTCTGGGGAGCGATGCTGGCCTCAATGGCACCAGCTACCAGCTGCAGATCCCCATAGGTCAGGGTGGTTTCGGTGTCGACCGTCAGCGGCGCGATCACCATGTTCTTCAGGCCGACCGTAGAAGAAACGGTCGGGGAAGCGGTAGGGGTATTCGTAGGCATTATCATTTACCTCCTATTTGTTCTTCAGCTCATCCCGCAGGACGCGCTTCATTTCGTTAAAAGCCTCATCGGCCCGGGTATCAAAGGCAGGACGGACAAAAGGATGCGCAGGAGCCGGTGCAGGCCCGCCGTGCCCGAATTCCACAGGGTTGGCATAGTACGCACCATGCTCCTTGTGGTGGACACCAATGGTAATCTGCTTCCCGCCTCCACGTCGCTTTTTCACACTGCCTGTATGGATAGATGAGTGCAGGGTGTCTGTGATGATCTTCGGATCAGTGCTGGTGTTGTGGAGCATCTGCTGTTCGATGGGAACAGCGCCTGCTTTTAAGGCACGGTTCACACCGGGACCCTGATCCAGCGCATAGGCCATATTGTTCAGGTCATCCTTCAGGTCATCAAAGCCGCGCAGTTCAATTGCCATACTCCACATCCTCCCTCCAGCACCATGTCCACTGCACCGTGTACTGCCGGGTGGCCGTATCATATGCAGGCTGGTTGTAGCCCTTGTCGGATTCTTCTACCATGGAGAAACCGTAGTCATACATCGCTGCCCGGATCGTATCCGCCATGTCAGTCGGATCGATATCGCTCCACAGATTCAGGTAGACATAGGTGCGGAAGCTGGTCACGTGATCATCCTGATGGGATGCCTCGGTCGTGGTCGTTGAATAAACGCAGTACTGAATTGGCGGATTCTGGTTCGGCGAGGTTGCCCGCCAGATTCCGGCATATACTGGAATACCAATATCCGCCAGTGCGTTCTGTACTTGTTTCATCCGCTCACCCCCTTGGCAACGGAGGCCTTCAGGCCCAGGTAGGTACGCTTGAAGCTATACTCGCCAAGAGTTGAGATGTTCCATTTCTCCCCCTGAAAGCGTACCCACATCCCGGGCTTGATATCCTCCCGATACCGGATGGTGAAGTTGATCACGGCCTCGGTGTTCATGACGTCCGCGCTGCGGTAGTGCTGGTTTCCGGCATCCACAACGGCTGCCCAGACCCGGCAGACTACCACATCCGTGGGCGTCGGATATCCATTTTCGTTGATCACGTTTTCCGTATAGCCGATCTCGATCTTATGCCGGAGATCCCCTGGATGCGGGTCAGAGTCGAAGTTCTTATAACCGCGCATTCAGCATCACCTCCGTCAGAACATCTTTTCTGGATCGCGGTACGGATAGAGCAGGCTGTCAAAAGCCATTCGTGTCGCCTTATAGGTAGTCATGTCCGGTATATCCCGGTTTTCGTAATAGAAACTGGTCATGAGGATCACTGCCAGCCGCACAGGTTCTGGAGGGTTGACCGGGTTTCCGGCATCATCCGTTTCAAAGGAAACCCGGCAATAATCCTCTGCTTCAGTCTGTGCCTGCTTGATCAGTGTTTCGATGTACTCGTCCTCTTCATTGTGCTCAATACGCAGATGGGTTTTCACTTCATCGACGGTGACGATCATTCATCACCACCGCCTCCGGTATCGGCGGCAAGGATACCAGTGGAGCGCAGCACAGCAAGCAGCTGATTATAATCTTCCCGCAGCTGGGCTACGGTGGTCGCTGTGCTGTCAGCCAGAAAGGGCAACTGTTCCTGTGCGGACGCTTCTGCGGGAAGATCCAGCAAGCCTTCCGCGCCTTCCACAACAGCGCCGGGCAAGAAGGTTAGTTTCCCGCCAATTACTAGTTCATTGCCGCCATGGGCAAAATAGCACTTGCTCATGTCGCTGCCTCCTTCGTTTCCATGATCCTCATCGTGAAGGTGATTTCGGCATAGCCGTCAGACTTCAGGGTGAAATGCTTATCCCCGGTGAGGTAAGCTTCCTGGTCAGCCTTGATATACAGGACAAAGTCGCCAGCGGAAAGGCCAAGAGTAGTCGCTTCAGTAGCATCATCCGCACCCAGTGTAGCGCTAGCTCCAGTATCATCCGTGAACTTCACGCCTGTAACAGCAGCAAGTCCGGTACGAACACCAAATCCCAGCCATTTATGCTTGCCCCACGTCGCACCGTGGTCAGCGACGACAAGATCCTTCACCTCGCAATCAAGCGTGATTGTGATCTCAGTGCCGTCAATCGTCACAGTCGCATGACCACTATTGGCGGTTGTTTCGCTGGTTGGCATAGCGGCAGGCGTCGGACAGGCCAGAACCGATACGTTCCAGGTGTCTGGGGTCATGATTCCGGCATTTTTCAGGCTGGTGATCAGCGTGTTCAGGCTTGTGCGCACCTTGGCAACGGTATCGCTACCGGGAGTTTCAGCCGCCTGATTTGCGGCACCGGGGAATCCCGCGATGCTGCCGCCTTCATCAAAGACCAGCTTTCCGCCGATGTGGGTGACTTCGCCACCCTGCTCGGTATAGTTCTTCGTGTTATAGCTCATTATTCAGCACCTCCAATGCTGGAAGGGAGCCGCACTGTTACGCACGGCTCCCATGGTCGTTATCAGGCTTTCACAGCCAGGCACTTCATGGCTTCAGCCAGTACCAGACGGCCATCCACACGCTGGGTAGCGCGGAAACCGACCTGACCGGTAGCAGCATACAGCTCATTCAGACGCTGGAAGGAACGACCCTGACGGTCGGCGATCCAGTAGGACTTGAAGTCACCGAACAGGATCACTTTGTTCCCAGCACCGATCTCCGGCATGAAGGGAGAAGTCGCGATCCGGTAGTTCAGCAGCATATCAGGCTGGCCTTCCTTCAGGCCGGGCTGCCACAGGTACTGTCCCTGACCGTCCTTCAGTTTCCGAATGGCTTTCAGGGTGCTGTCGTTCAGCAGGAAGACAGCCTTCCGGCGGTACACACTCTTGATGGAGTGCACCAGATCGAAGATCTCATCCGCAGTCGGAGTATTACCACCGGTGGTAACGCCAATACCAGCACCGTTGGTGGCATGCAGCAGACCGGTCGGCTTGCCGGTGCCATTACCGGTGATGAAGGCTTCCTCTTCGGCGGCACCGATCCGGCGGGCGAACTCAGCGGCGATATAGCTTTCCAGATTGAACACGGAATCCTGGAGCAGTTCATCGCTGACCTTGATCATCGTCGCAACCTTGTGCGCACCGATGGAGATCTGGCCGAAGGTCTCGTCAGAGGTGGGAATGGGATCTTCCTCATCCACCCAGGAGGCCGTACCGTGAGCGGTCACGATGGGAATCTTCCGGTCGCCGGAAGAGGTCTGGATGACAGTGCACAGAGAACGAAGAACGTTCTCCTCTTCAAGGCCCTGCACCAGGGTGTGTTCGAACTCGTCCGGCACCAGGTAGCCACCTTCAGTGTCCGTTCCGATCTGCAGGTCATTCATGACGCCGGGGGTCAGGTTCCGGTTGCGGATCATGCCCCAGAAAGCGTTCCGGTACTCATCGGAAGCGCGGCCAGGCTTCTTGTCGGTAGGGGCATTGGGACGGGAAACCAGCGGAGCAGCGGTCGGCTGATCCATCTCGCGATCGATCGCGGCCTGGCGCTCCAGACGTTCGATTTCTTTGCCAAGGGCAACAACATCAGCCTCCATTTTCTCGTAGGTGGCGTTGTCCTCAGCGGAGACCATGCCATCCTCGTCGCGATGGCTGTCCAGAAAAGCCTTGGTCTCGTTCCACAGGTTGGCGCGTTTTTCGCGCAGAGCAAGAATCTTATTCATGTTGGTATCCTCCTTCTCATTTCAAAAGCAACAGCCTTTTCTCAAGGTCTGCCGCTTTTACTCGGTTGTCAGGGGTAACAGGTTCAGGGATCGTTTCAGTATTAGGCGGATGCTCGGGTTCCTTCTTTTCCACCGGATCTGCTTTGGGAATGGTTGCCAGAACCCGGTTCATGAGACAAGCTGCAGCTGCCCGGCGACCAAAAGAAAAACCTGCCATGTTATCAGGCAGATCCAGTTCGCCGGTATAGAGCACTTCGTCACAGAAGCCGAGCTCTTTCGCCTTCAGCGCATTCATCCAGGTTTCGCCGTCCATGAGCTTCGACAGTTCATCCCGGCTCAGACCTGTTTTGATCTGATAGGCGTTGATGATGCTTTCCTTCACCTCATCCAGCAATTGGATGGCTTTCCGCATTTCCTCGGTGTCACCCATGGCCATAGTGAAGGGATTATGGATCATCATCATGCTGGTAGGACTCATGCATACCTTCGTGCCCGCCATGGCGATTACGCTGGCTGCCGAGGCCGCCATACCATCAATCTGAACGGTGACGTCATGGGGATAATCCATGAGCATGGTGTAGATCTGGCTGGCTGCAATACAGTCGCCTCCCGGGCTGTTGATATGCAGAACAATGGGACCAGATCCGGAGAAAAGTTCCTCCTTGAACATGGCAGGCGTGACATCGTCGGAGAACCAGCTTTCCTCCGCGATCACGCCTTCCAGAAACAGGGTGCGCGTGTCGTCCTCGTTCCTGACCCAGTTCCAGAAATGACGCATTAACTATTCCTCCTTTCGGGGTTTCGATTGGGTTGAGTCGGCTGCTGATCCTCTGTTTTCGCCTGCATGGCAGTTGTAATAGGGATCATATTGCCGTTGACCAGATAGGCGTCGCCGCCTTCCTCTTTGGGGATCGGGTTCTGGTTTTCCAGTGCCCGGATATCGTTCGCAGACATCCAGCCGTTCTGCCGGGCGATAGCATAGCCTTCCATCCGGCTCTTATAGTCGCCACGCATCAGACCATCAATATTGAATTGCACATAAAAACGCCCTTTCTCCTGATCGGTGAAAAGAGCTCGGTTCATGGCCTGTTCGATTCTCACGAGCCAGGGCCGGATGGTATGCACAGCAAAGTCGATGGACTGGTGTTCGATATTGGAGAAGGTTGCGTGCTCCAGATTGCCCACGAGGTGAGGCGGTACCCTGAAGATCCGGCAAATCTCATCCACCTGAAACTTGCGGGTTTCCAGGAACTGCGCTTCATTGTTCGGGATGGCAATCGGCTCGAACTTCATGCCTTCTTCCAGGATAGCAACACGGTTACTGTTGGAAGAACCGCCATAGGCGCTGTTCCAGCTTTCCCGGAGTGCCTTCGGGTTCTTCACAGTGTTCGGGTGCGTCAGGATGCCGGAAGGCCGTGCACCGTTGGAGAAGAACTTACTGCCATATTCCTCGGAAGCGATCCCAAGGCCGATGGCATTTTTCTCAAGCGCGATGGGGCTGTAGCCCATAACACCATCGAAGCCGAGGCCGGGGATGTGAAGAACATCTTCCGGAGACAACACCACCTGATCACCGGTACTGGTCATGTACGTGTAGGTCAGGATGCCTTTCTTGTCCCGGTCGACTGTCATCTTATCCGGCAGCAACGGATACAGGCCCGTGACCTGGTTCCGTCCGGAACGGATGATCTGGCTATAGCTGTTGCCCCACAGGAGCAGGTGAGCCAGCATGACTTCCCGTAGCACGAACGATGTCATTTCGCTGTTCGGCTCGTCATGGAGCAGGCGGTATAGCGGATGCTCCGTTGCCTTACGGTTTCCGTCCTTTTCAGCTTCATACACTCCCAGCGGCAGGCTAGCGACGGTTTCCGAGATCACCCGGACGCAGGCATAAACCGTGGAAAGCTGGATTGCTGTATTCGCGTTAACCGGCTTACCGGAACCGCTGGTGCCGAAGAAGAAGGTTGGCGCGGAGCTGACGCTGTCCTGCGGCTTGTCCCGCGCACGGAACAGTGCTGTAAAGGGATTCTTCATTACAATCCGCCTCCAGTCTTTTTATCGTGGCATTCCTTGCAGAGCGATTCCCAGTTCGTCTGGTCCCAGAATAGGATCTTGTCTCCCCGGTGCGGGATGATGTGATCCACCACCGTTGCCGGGACGATCTTTCCCTCCGCCTGGCAGAAAGCACACAACGGATGCTGTTTCAGGAATAGTGCACGGGCTTTCTTCCATCGGGCATCATATCCACGGGCTGCGGCACCTCCGCGAAGACGATCGCCGCTCCATTCCATATGATCTGCACAGAAAACCTGACCTTGCACTGCGAGTTCCGGGCATCCCGGATAGCGGCAGGGCCTTCTTGGCTTATACGGCATTTTTGCTTCCTCCTACAGAATGAGAAAACCCCTGTCATCGTAGACAGAGGTTCCTTCATTCGCGTTCTTCAGTGCCCGGTCCAGCGCCATCACCAAGGCAACAGCGCCGTCGACTTTTTCCGTAGACTTCTCTTTGTCGATCTTCAGGTTTCCCGCAGGGTCCGTCCGGACGAAAGCGTTGTCCATGTTCCATCTGAGAACCGGGTGCCCGCCATGGTTTAGGTTTCGCTCCAGTACCAGGCGCATCAGCTCCTTCGTCGGGGGACTCATGTCCCGGAAGCCCTGTCCGAAGGGAACCATGGTGAAGCCATCATCCTCCAGAGTCTGCACCATCATGGTAGCGTTCCAGCGGTCATAGGCGATTTCCCGTATGTTATACCGTTCGCCCAGTTGCAGGATGAATTGTTCGATGAATCCGTAATGCACCACATTGCCTTCGGTCGTATGGATATAACCCTGCTTCTCCCATTTGTCATACATGACATGGTCCCGCCGGACCCTCAACTGCAGGGTTTCCTCCGGCAACCAGAAATATGGGAGGACAATGTACTGTTCTCCTTCCTCGCGTGGAGGAAAGACCAGCACCATGGCAGTCAGGTCACTGGTGCTGGAAAGATCAAGCCCAGCATAGCAGGCACGGCC